GGCTAGGCGGTAGACCGTCTTGGGGCTGATGCCCAGGGCCTCGGCGGCCTGCGGGACGGTGAGCTTGAGCGGCAGGTCGTCCCAGTTCATGAGGCGGAGGCCTCCTGGGCAGTCTTAGCTTCGGGCAGGAGAATCGCGTCGGGTGTGGTGCCAAACTCATGAGCGATGGCAACGGCGGTCTCATAGGTGAGCTTGATCTTGCCCCGCTCCAGGTCGGAAAGCCACTGCTTTGTGCGCCCCAGGCGACCTGCCAATTGGGCCAGGGTCAACTGATGCTGCTCCCTGACGAGGCGAATACGCTGTCCGGGAACCATTGCCGTCACCGTCCGGGTTTCTTTGACTCCAGTATAGTCAACGGTTCCCGGACTTGTCAAGCGGGGCGTCGCAGATTCTTTGACTGGTCTTCCGCGTCAAGGGTTTCCGGACTAGAATCCAGAGACAGTGAAGTACGAACGGGGGTCAGCATGGCGGAGGAGCTTGGAGAACGGCTCCGCAAGCTCAGGGAAAGGCTTAACCTCAGCCAGGGGAGCCTTGGGCGTCCGTTCAACCTGGCGAAGCAGACAATTTCGAACTATGAAACGGGGAAGACTTCCCCCACACCGGAACAGGTCCGGGCTTTCGCGGATTTCTTCGGGGTCTCGACCGACTATCTCCTGGGCCGCACCGACGACCCGCAGCCGGGCGAAATCCGCGAGAAGGCGGCGGTCCAGCTCGACGGGCCGGAGGACCTGACGCCGGAAGAACGCCGCGAACTTCGGATATTCGTGGACTACCTCCGAGCGAAGAGGACGCTCGGGGAGAAAGGAGGTGACGACGGTGGGTCGGTATAGGGCTACTAGGTTCCTGGCCAGCCTGTCGGGCGACGGCCGGAAGTGGTTGGCTCCGGATACCATCGACATCGGACCGAAGGAGGTCGTCGTCCGGCGTTGGGTCCGGAGCGACATCCGTCAGCGCGAGGAGATCCTCGTGCCGGCCCGGATCGCCCAGGTCCGCGTGGAGCGTGGCGTCCTCGTCCACGCCCTGGTCCTTGAGACCACGGGCGGCGGGCTGGTAGCGGTCCCCGGCATGAGGAGGAGGGACGCCGAGGCGGCCGCGCGGGAGATTCGCGCCCTGCTAGCCTAGCTCTTTGCTCGTCCCCAGGAACTGCCGCCGTCCGCCGCGAACCACAGCCGGTGACCTGACATGCGGCGAGACCCAGCGGCATGGGCGCATATGGTGCTCGGCGAAGCGGGTTACCTCGACACGTGGCGGGCTCGGCCGGCGGTGGACGTGGCCGCCCTGCTGGCTCGGCGGGGCATCTCCTGGCACCGGCGGCCGCTGGGGCGGTTGCGAGGCGCCCTGGTCGGGCTCGGCGGCGAGTACCACGTGGTGACCAACTCGGCCCTGTCCCCGCCCGAGGAGCGGTTGGTGGCGGCGCATGAACTCGGGCACTACCTGCTGCACCGGGGCCGGGCCGACCTGTTCCTCTGTAGCGACGGGCGGGGCCGGCGGGAGCGGGAGGCGGACGCCTTCGCGGTCGAGCTTCTGATGCCAGCCGAGGTTGTCTGGTGGCTCCGGCGACGAGGGTTCGGCCCCACCGAAGGGGCGGCGGTCCTGGGCGTGAGCGCCGACATCGCTCATCCACGGGTCGCGGAGTTGGAGCGAGCGAGCGAAGAGAGGAGGCGTCACCGTGTCGAGAAAACCCCTGATTGGAGCGATCCTAGCCTCGCTGCTAGCCATAGTGGTCGTCGGCTGTGGGCCATCGGGAACCACCGTCAAACTCACTCTCTCGGCATCGGCCGAAGGACGGACGGTCACGGTAGCCGGGGAGACCGACCTGCCTGATAGCACCTGGCTCTGCTATGAGCTGCGCAGGCCAGGGGACATCACGCTCTTTGCCGATGGTCTAATCCAAGTTCGGAGCGGTCGGTACGAACGACAAGTCGTTCTCGAAGACTGGCCTCCGGGCCGGGTAGAGGTTTGGCTCGCTTTCCAGACGATACCCAGCTGCACGCTGGAAGGTTCCCGACAACAGCCTCCGGAGGTCATCAAGCGGTTTGGCGAAATGGGAGAGAAGCTCGTCGGAGACAACGTGACGAGAGCCGGCGACATGAAGCGGGTCGAACTCATGACCGCCGTCGAAGTCGGCGACTAGCTGGAGGTAACCGTATGGTCAGCGGCCACGTCGAGTGGCGGAACGGGCGGCCGAGCCTCGTGATCGACCGCGGCATAGGCCCGGACGGCAAGCGCGACAGGGACCGGCTGGGGCCGCGACGCCTGAAGGAGGTCGGCTTGCCGATTCCCCGGAGCGACAAGGAAGCCGAGGCGCTCCTCCGCAAGATTCTCGTCCATATCGACGAGGGCACCTACGTCGAGCCGAGCTCCGAGACCGTGGCCTCGTTCCTGGCCCGATGGCTCCGCCTGGCCGCCCCGGGCCGGCGGCCGTCCACGATGCGGCGCTACCGGGTCAACATCGAGCGCCACGTGGTGCCCGCCTTGGGGCAGCGGCGCCTCGCCGCGGTCACGAACCTCCAGGTCAGCGAGCTCTATGCGGCCCTCATCGAGGGCGGGCTCGCGGCCTCGACGGTGCGCGGCGTCCACCGGCTCCTGCGCCTGGCGTTCGGGGATGCGGTGCGCTGGGGCCTCCTCGCCCGCAACCCGACCGACGGCGCCTCCCTGCCGATGGCCGAGGAGCGGGAGCGCCCGGCACTGACGCCCGACAGGGCTAGGCGGATGATGGATCAGCTTTGCGGCCACCGGGACGAGCTCGCCGTCGCGCTCGGCCTTTACCTCGGCCTGCGGCGGAGTGAGGTGCTCGGGTTGCGCCGGGAGGACGTGGACCTGGAGCGGGCCGTGCTCCAGGTCCGGCGGGGCGTCACCCGGTTACCGAACGAGCCGCCGGTCCTCGGCCCCGTCAAGACGAAATCCGGCCAGCGGCTGCTCCCGATGCCAGCGGGCCTCGTCGAGATCGCCCGGCGCGCCCTCCGCGAGCAGGCCGAGCGCCGCTTGGCGGCCGGCCCCGCCTACCACGACCAGGGCCTCCTTGTGTGCGCCGAGGATGGCTCACCCCTGGCCCCCGATTCTCTGACGGCCCGCTTCCGGGTCATCTCTCGCCGGCTGGGGCTCGGCATCACGTTCCACGGGCTCCGGCACTCCTGCGCCTCGTTCCTGCTGGCGCAGAAGGTCCCGCCTAAGGTGGTCCAGCACATCCTGGGCCACTCCTCGATCCGGATCACCATGGACCTCTACGCCCACCTCATGCCGGGCAGCACGGCGGAGGCTGCCGTTGCGATGGACCAGGCGCTCGGGCACCGAATGGGCACCGATGGGCCACCCGGAAGCCGCGCCGCCCGCTCCCGCCGCAGGTAGGCGCGTTGGCGCGGGCAACACCTAGGAGTGCAACATGTTCTCGTAGGCCTTCCCGCGTAGCTGCGGAAAACGCCGCGTAGCTGCGGGGATGTTGCCCTGCCGTGGCCTCCGATGCCCTGGTTTCCCCTCTGTTGCCCCGATTTCGGGCACCGTTTTGGGCATCAAATGAGAAGGGCCGGCCCCGGAGGACCGGCCCCCAAATCGCCCAGTCGGTGGGCGGTCACCGCCTTACCCGGCCCACCAGGAGCACATCGCCGTCGGCGTCCTCCGGCGGCTGGCCCAGGACGACCGCTCAGGCACCGACGCCTTGGCCTCCTCCAACGTCTCGAAGCTCTCGGTCTTGTGGGCCGGCACGCCGTCCCGCTCGTGGTAGCTGACGACATAGGGCTTGGCCTCCGGGTCGGGTGAGCCGACCTCGCTGACGACGACGATCTCGCGGTTGCGGCCGACGGCCTTCCGGGCCCTCCGGGCGGCCAGCGCGGCCTTGAACTCCTCGACCTGACTGTAAGTCCAGAGGGGCGTCGCCCGGACCTCCTGTGCGGGCTTGGGAATGCGGCCGTTCCTGCGGGCGTTCGAGAACCGGTTAGACTGCCAGCCCAGCGCCTCGGCGAACTCGGCGGCGCCGTAGAGGCGCTCGGACTCGCGCTTGGTCTCCATTATGACTCTGCTCCTCTCGTCCCGGCCCCTTGGCGGGCCTGCGGGCTCTACCTGTGGGTCTCGCCTGCGCCCAGGAACCGCTCGAACTTCCGGCGCTCGGCGTCGAGCTTCTCGGCCCGGGCGGAGGCGGCGGCTTGCGCGGCCCGCTCCTCGGCCCAAATGCTCTCGCTAATGTCGGTCGGCAGGAGGGCTAGGCCCTCGCGCCCACCGAGCCGGAACTTGACGCAGGTGTTGCCCTGGTGGTGGTCGAACCGGGAGCTCTCGACCTCGGCGCCATTCAGGGTCATCCGCGTGATGCGCTTCTCGGCACGTTTTTCCTCGTAGCCCTCGCCGTCGAGGTCGCGATGCACGGTGTACTCGACCCTTTCAACCTCGATAGCCACCAGGTTACCCCTCTCGGTCGTCCATTCGAACCGGGCCATCGGTCTCGCCTCCCGTGAGTATCTCTCACAACCTTATTGTAGTCGGCGGCGTGAGTAATGTCAACAGGTTCGGTGAGGATTTCTCACGATTTTTTGCGGGGCCAGCGGAGACCGGTCCTCCAGGGAGCCCGTAGGAGGCGCCGTGAGAATCCCTCACGGCCAATCATAAAGGCCCCACGTCTTCGGCCCGTCCTAGAGCCTCCTAGCGCGTCGTTTACCTGCGGTTTTGCTGGTGGTACACGAAAGTGACTGTTTATGGCTGAGGACTGAGAAGCTTGCTGGGAAGAGACGCAGGTGGACGACGTTTGGAGGCAAGTAGTCCCCATGACGCTTGCAAGCAAGCAGCCGGGCTTGTATAATTGGTCCGAGGACGCAAAGGGAGATGAGGAGCATGACACGCGAAGAGATGATCGCCTACCTGGATATGAGGATCGCTAAGCTAGACGGCCAGGTCAACAACGCGTGCTCCCGGATAGCCGCTGCCCCTATCGAGCGCACGGTCCGACGTAACACAGCGTTGGGCGAACTTGCCGGGATGATAGCCAGGCGGGCCGAGCTCATCCGAGATATGGGCGATCTCCGCTTTGGCCAGAAGCAGCCCGAGGACTTCCCGGGCTACGAACTGTTCGCCGAGATGGAAGGCAACCGCTGATGGCGGCCACCGAAACGATCTATCTTCGGGTCCCTCCGTCCCTGGCCGAAAGGATCAGGCAGGAGGCCGCAGCATCAGGAAAGTCTCTGAACCAGCTGCTGAACGAAATTCTGGTGAAGAGATATGAAGGCCCTCGTCAGGGTTGAGTGTATCGGAGACAATCACGGTCTGTCGCCCGAGGGCCAGCTTTGGTGGCGGTTCCTCGATAGGCTCACCGGCGGCACGGGGTCATTCCGGAACCGGTACTGGGCCGCCGAGATTACTGGCCTTGACCCCCGGTACAAGTTTGCCCGTCGTTTCCTGCTCTGCAAGAAGGATTACCGCCAGGCCAACAGCGTCGGGACGCGCGGGGTCTACGCCTACTACGAACTCGACGAGGGCAAGGTCTACGAGGTCTCTTCGCCGCGCTCCTGGAACCGCACGGACCGCTACTTCTGCCGGGTGGGCCTGGACGGTGACATCATCACCATGGCCGAGGGGGAAGTGCTCGCGTGGCTAAAGTCCCGCTCGGTATCAACGTCTACGATGCCGCCCGGCAACGGATAGCCTGGACATTCGACAACTTCCCTCGGGCTTGCGTGTCCTTCTCGGGCGGCAAGGATTCAACAGTGATGTTGCACCTAGTCATGGAGGAGGCTATCCGGCGCGGGCGGAAGGTCGGGGTCCTTTTCATCGACCTGGAGGGCCAGTACAGGCTCACCATCGAGCACATCCAGGCCACGTACGACCTCTACCGCGACCACATCGAACCCTACTGGGTCTGCCTGCCGGTTGTCCTCCGCAACGCGGTCAGCCAGTTCCAACCCCGGTGGATATGCTGGGAGGACGGGGTCGAGTGGGTCCGCCAGCCGCCCCCGACGGCCATCACCGACCGGCGGTTCTTCCCCTTTTACCGCTACGCCATGGAGTTCGAAGAGTTCGTGCCGGCCTTCAACGAGTGGTACGCCGGGGGCAAGCTCTGCGCGTCGTTCGTGGGCATCCGAGCTGACGAGTCTCTCAACCGCTACCGCACGGTGGCAAATCCCAAGAAGGCTCATATGAGCAACAAGCTCTGGACGACCTGGACGGGCGGCTACTGCTACAACGTCTACCCCATTTACGACTGGCGGACCCAGGACGTCTGGGTATACAACGCCAAGACCGGGAGGCCTTACAACCGTATCTACGATCTGATGCACCAGGCCGGCCTGACCATCCACCAGATGCGAATCTGCCAACCCTACGGGGACGACCAGCGCAAGGGACTCTGGCTTTTCCACGTCATCGAGCCCGAGACCTGGGTGAAGATAGTCGCCCGCGTGAACGGCGCGAACCAGGGCGCTCTCTACGCTCAGGAGTCCGGGAACATCCTGGGCAGGCTCAGGATAACGAAGCCGGACCACCTGACGTGGCAGCAGTTCGCGAACCTGCTGCTTGCCAGCATGCCAGAGCGGACAAGGGAACACTTCGCCAACAAGATCGCCGTCTTCCTGCACTGGTGGGAGGAAAGGGGATACCCCAACGGGATACCCGATGCGGCCCCCGCAGAACAGGAGGCGGCTAGGGAGGTACCTTCGTGGCGTCGAGTATGCAAGGCTCTGCTCCGGAACGACTACTGGTGCAAGGGACTCTCTTTCAGCCAGACGAAGAGCGAGGCTTACCAAAAGTACCTCAGGATCATGCGGCGCCGGCGCGAGAGATGGGGCTTCCGCCTGGGATAGCCGAGCGGGTCGAGGAACTCGTCGCCGCGCTTGCGGCCGTGCCGGAGGGCAAGCGGATTGAGGTGCTCAACGCCATCCGCTGGCGCTTGCATCTCGCCAGCCCCTTCGCCCGCGAACCCGTCGATTGCGTGCTGTGGTTCCCGGCCGAGGCTGTGGAGGCCAACGATTATAACCCCAACGTGGTCGCCCCGCCCGAGATGCGTCTTCTCCAGCACTCCATTCGACAGGACGGCTACACCCAGCCTATCGTCGGCTTTGACGAGCGCGACCATATCGAGGTAGTCGACGGCTTCCACCGCAACCGCGTGGGCCGTGAGTGCCCGGATGTCCGCGAACGCCTGCGGGGCCATTTGCCAATCACGCTCATCAATGCGGACCGGAGCGACAGGGCCGATAGAATCGCGGCCACCATCCGCCACAACCGGGCCAGGGGCAGACACGCCGTGACGGGGATGAGTGACATAGTCCTGGAACTCTCGAGGCGGAACTGGAGCGACGAGAAGATCGGGCGCGAATTAGGCATGGAACCTGACGAGGTGCTAAGGCTGAAGCAGATAACGGGACTGGCCGAACTGTTCGCCGACAAGGACTTCTCGGAGGCGTGGGAGGAAGGGCCACCGGAATCGCTCTAGGAGGCCGTACAAGCGTTCGGACCCCCCGGCGCGTAGGGTGGTAGCGGCCACCCCCTGGAAACCGGGCGCGCCGGGGAAGCCAGGCGGCAAAGCGGGGCGATTTAGGGCGGGGGTGCGGTCGGCGCGGAAAAAGAAAAGGCCCCCACCCACAAGGTGGGGGCAAGAGTGACTGGGGGGAAAGGTCTAAGCGGCCGGCTGCTGGTCCTCGGGCTGGCCCGCTTCGCCTTCCTGGGCCGGCTCTTCGGCCCAGAGCCTCTGGAAGTAAGCCTCGAACCGCTTGGCCAGGAGGTCCCAGCAGGCGAACGTCGCCAGGCACAGGATGGCCGAGCCCAGGAGGAGCGCGAAAAGGAGCTTGGCGGTAACGGGCGTGCCGAGGACCTCCCAGACGACTAGCACGACCACCGACCAGAACCAGGCGAGGCCCCGGGTCGGGAGCGTGTAGCCCAGGGCCCTCTTGGCCAGGGCGTCGGCCAGGCCCTTCGTGAGCTCGGTCAGCAGGAACACGGCGAGCATGTAGTCCAGGAGCTTTGCCGGGTCGGCGAGAAGCCAGAGAACACCACCACCGTTCATCAGCGTGTCACCTCCCCCGTCCACGTCATGATGCCGGCGGCCATCGCCAGGGCCAACTTGGTGCGGTAGCTGTGCTCCTGTAGCAGCGCGCACTCGCCGGCGTTGGTGACGTAGCCGCACTCGACCAGGACGGCCGGGGGCGCCGTCATGCGCAACATCCAGAACCGCTTGTTGGTCCGGACGCCTCGGTCCTTCGCCCCGGTGAAGACGACCAGGAAGCGGTGGATATGCCTGGCCAAGGCCTCGGCCCGCCCGCCCGGGAGGGCGTAGGTCTCGATACCGTTGGCCGTGCGGCCGGGGTCGGCCGTGCCCGAGGCGTTGCAATGGATCGAGACGCAGGCGTCGGCGCCCCAATCGTTGACCATGTCCGACCGCCGCCGCAGGTCGGTCGCCAGCGTAGGGCCGAGCTCCCTGTCCCCGGTGCGTGTTAACAAAACTTCGAAGCCGGCCCGCTCCAGGACCGGCTTCAGTTCGAGCGCTATCAGCAGGTTGACCTCGGCCTCCCGAATACCGCCCGGGCCGACGGCGCCGGGGTCGCGGCCCCCGTGTCCGGGGTCAAGCGCTACCTTGCGAGCCACAGTCTCACCCCCACATCGATCAGGACCCCGGCGAGGAGGAGAGCGACCGAGACCAGCGTGCTCGTGAGGAGCCGCCGGACGGCCCCGACCTCCTCCCGGAGTTCCTTGAGCGTCCCGTTCTGGTCGGCTTGCCAGCGCTGGAGATCTCGGATGGCCTGCTCGTGGGCGCCGCACATCTGGAGGTCAACGGACATTTTTACCAACTCACCTCTCGGATGGACAGCCCGGGTAGAGCCGGGCTATTATGTGATTGGAGGTGTCAACCATGCGAAACGTGGTCGCGAGCGTGCTCATCGTGGCTGTCGTCCTGCTGGCCGTCTCCGGGGCTGCGACGGCGGCGCCGGCGCGTCATTCGGAGCGGTGGGTCCGGGTCCAGGACCTACGGGTGGCTCCCCACGCAGCCCTGCGCCTGATCCACTGGGATCCGCCCGTGTCGCCCTCGCTCCGGACCTGGCGGCCGCCGGCGGGCCCGCGGGACCGTATCCAGAGGCGAGTCCCTCCGGCGACCTTGGGCGGCTTCTAGCTAGAACGATACCCCACCGGGCGGTAGAGCCAAATCAAGGTATCGCATCGAACCTCTCGGATGGTACACTTGGGCGCGCTGGTTAACGGCAGGGGGAATCACCGGGTCTGCCCAGCGCACGGGCGCCGAGAGCGCGGTCTGGCCCTCCCGCTGCAACCTCACGTAAACGCCGTCGCCTAGGTGTAAGATCTGGGCCACCGTGGCGAGTTCGGTCACCATGTCGCGCACGCGGTCCCCTTCCCTTCCGCCACCGGCATGCCAGGCCTGGTGTGCGGTGCGTATCTCGTCGAGCAGGCCCATGTCAGGCCACCTCCTGGACCACCGAGGCGCGGAACACGTAGCCTTCGCCGTTCGGGTCGTCGGACACCGAGAAGCTCTCCAGGGTGAAATACCCGTCGATGCCGGTCAGTGTCTCCCGCAGGCGGATGACGTCGCCCGCCTCGTGGCTGGGCGTGCCCTCCATCGTGAACGACACCCTGACCCGTTGCCTCGACACGTCCTGGAGGTAGCGCAGGGTCGCGGCGTCGAGTTTTGACTGCGTGTCTGCGGCGGGGAAATACTGCACCGGCGCGGTCCTGGCTCCCAACCGGACGGTGCTTGTGGGGCTGAAGGCATTGCTGTCTTCCTGGAATGAGCGGAGGTCCCCCGTCGCCCGCTGGCAGATTCCGATGACCTGGTTGTAGATATCCGCGTCCGACCACTCGGCCTTGAGGTCGAACATGGCCTCGTAGGTCGGTATGCTCGGGTCCGTGATGTCCGTGTCGGGCGGGGCGAACGTGAGGTACCCGTCGACGGAGTAGTAGAGCTCCCAGCCGATTGATTCGGCCAGTTCCTCCGCGGCCGCCCAGTGCTCCGTCCCGGCGGTGAACGACACCGGCTTCGTCGAGCGCCTGGTCGGGGTGATGCGGAACAGGGTCTCGCCGGCCGCCGAGGCGATGGACTGGATGACCTCGGACAGGGCCACCCCGGTCGTCGAGACGTACTGGGCCTGGAGGTAGCGGAGGGCCACCGGGCCGGAAGCCCGCTTGATCACAATCTTGATGTAGCGGTCGGTCGTCAGGCTCACGACGTGCTCCACCAGGTAGGAGCTCGTCGCCGCGCAATCGGCCGCCACCAGGGTCCAGGTGACGCCGTCGGCCGAGCGGTAAAGGTCGTAGACATAGCGGGTCGTCCGGTCGAAGTCATTGACGCCCCAGCGGAGGTACAGGACGTTCCAGCCCTGTGTCGGGAACGTGTAGTCGGCGGTGACGGCCGCCCCCGCCGCCGGGATGTAGCCCGAGAGGAACGTGATGGCTCCGGTCGTGTCGTTGATGGTGTAGGCCGTCCCTCTCGTCTGGACCACTTCGTCCACGTAGACCGTCTCGGACAGGGCGGTTATCGGGAACCAGTCGAGGTTGAAAGTGGCCGTGCTCCCGTCCCCGGTGCCGACGGGCTCGCCGGTGATGGAGACGGTCGAGACCAGGGTCGCCGTGATGTACCTGTCCGCATCGGCCGGCGTCGGCCGCCAGGAGTTGTGGTTGTCCACGCCTATGGCTGTCGCCGGGTAACTCGCCCCGGTCTTGATGACCACCGAGCAGGTGATGGGCCCCGAGGCCTTGGTGATTGTGAATTTGACGAACCGGAACGTGCCGGCCGCGAAGGGGCTCCAGGTCAAGGCGTCGGTCGAGACGTACCGGGTTCCCGCCGTGCCGTTGGTCGTGATGATGATGTCCGAGACGTTCTCGGCGACCCGCATGTCGATGTAGACGGTCAGGGCGAGCTGGGTCAGCCCCGGGGCCGAGTAGTCGATGGAGTAGTCGGTACCCTGCACGATCCGTTGCTTAGGGTCCGTCAGGGTCGCCGGGGCCTCGGTAGCCAGGCCGGACACGTCGGAGACGACCCCAAGCACCGTGGCCTGGAGCGCCCTCTGGTAGACCACGGCGTAGCGCTGTATCTCCCCGCCGACGCCGAGCTCCGAGGAGGCCGAGGCGGCCTGGTAGAGGTTCGGGGTCTCCTTGGCGTTGAGGTCCTCGAAGGTGGTGTCCTGCGAGAATCGCGCGACCTTGAGCCGCTTGGTCTTGTCCCGGCAGGTGACCTCGATTTCTGCCCGCCCCTCGCCCGACACGGAGGCCCTCGGCCCGTCGATGTACCCGCAGAAGACCAGCGTCGCGCCGTCCCAGACCTTGACCATGCGCCCGAGGACCTTGACATCCGCCAGGCAGTCGAGCGGCAGGCGGATCGTCGCCGTGCGCCTCACCTGGCGCTGGCGGTCCACGGACCACTCGACATAGGTGGCCGGGAGGTCCTTGAGGTAGGTGCCGTCCGTCTCGTAGAGCTCGACCCGCCGGGACATTAGACCGACGCCTCCGTCTCCGTGAGGGTAAACGTCAGCCAGCCGTGCGCAGTCTCGGGCGTCTCGATGATGGTCTCGTCCACGTTGCCGGAAACCTTGCCCCGGAGGACGAAGCCCTGCTCGTCCCGGTAGCTCACGGCTTGCCCGGCAGGGAAGAGGTCGAGCAAGGACTGCCTCTCAGCCTGGGAGTCATAGCGCAGAGTCAGCCTGACCCGTCTCGGCCCGTAGCCGTAGTCCTGCACGTTGGCCGTGCCAGTTAAGGTCAGATTCTCCGAGGTGCGGCGGACGTGCTCCCAACCGCGGCCGGGCCGCAGTTTGACCTGCACCGCGCCCACCCAGTACCCCGAGAATACCACCGTCCCGTTGACCCCGGCGCTCTTGGCCGATTCGTAGCCGTCGTCGGCGACGGCGGTGACGGCGTAGGTGTAGGCCGTCCCCGAGGCGGCAGTGTCGTCGGTGTAGGTCGTGCTGGTGACCAGGGTGAGGTCGAGCCGGGTATAGGTCGCGTCGCCGGCCCCCTGGAGCTTGCGGTAGACGTGGTAGCCCGCGAGGTCCTCCCCGGCATGAGCGGCCCACGAGAGGTCGATTTCCGCGTTCGCCGAGTCCGGGGTAGCCGTGAGGCCGGTGGGGGCGCTGAGGATGCACTCGAAGTACTGCCAAGCCGACCACGAGCCCCAGCCATAGCCGTCGTGGACGCGGACCCGCCAGCGGTAATCGGTCCCGTAGTCGAGTAGGTTCGCAGAGCAGTTGTGGTAGGCGTTGGCCGAGGCCACCTCGCCGGTATCGAGGATGGTCGAGAGGCCGTCCGCCGTCTGTAGCTGCACCTGGTACTTGGCCTGCGGGTCGCCCTCGCTGTCGGAGTACGACCATGCCAGCGTCGGGGAAACGTCGTCCGCGACGGTCCCCGGAGATGCCTCGGTCCCCGTGGGCGAGGTGGGGGTGGCGACGGGAACAACGTCGAGTTCATAAACGAACTTCGGGCGGAGGGTGGGGTTGGTAACCTCATCAGACGAGTAGAATCGGCAGTAGCTCGTGCCCGAGGCTAGCTTCAAGAGGGCACCATTGTTCGTGATTGACCCGTTCCGCCAGCCTTCGGCCAGAGCGAGGATGCTCCAGATATCCCACTGGATGACGCTGACGTCCTCGGTGTCGAGGGCCGTGCCGTCGAAACTCGGCTGAGTGCCCCACGTCACAGTCGCCTCGTCCCAAGAGGAGGTAACCTTGTGGATACTTACCGTCGTCCCGCTGCCCGCCCAGTACGTGTACAGGTGGATATCCGCCGCACGGAACGGGCTCGAGATGCCGCTCAGGTCGAACTGGATGAGTGCCCTGTACTCGGTCGGGGTCACGAGACCACAATACATCGCGTTTGAGGTGCCGTAGTTGCTGGTCGGCGAGCCTGAGTTGACATACGTGTCCTTGCCCGCCGCCGCGTCGGGCTGGATGACAGTGGGGTCCAAGACCACCGGGAACACCCGGGCCGGGTCGGAGAGCCAGGCGGGGTCTATGGCGAGGTCGAGGTACTGCTTGCCGCCCTCGGTCCTGAGAGCGACCGTCGCCGGCCCGTAGACACCGTTCGCGTCATGGACCCAGGGCCGATAGATCTCGAACGCAGGGAACGGGCCGGCCCAGGCGCGGACCACGCCGTCGTCGTCCTGGCGGAGCTCGAGGTCCTGCAGTTCGACCAGGAACGAGTAGGACGCGGGGGCTGACGGGGACTTGAGGACGATTTCCTTTCTCAGCCCCTCGGGGACGGCGTACCAGATTAGGTCGGCGTCCGGCCAGGCGTCGGCGAAGAAAAGCTTGTTGCCCTCGACCACGCCCTGGACGTTGGCCACGCCCTGGGCGCGATAGGTCAGCTTGCACCCGCCGCGCTCGATGCGCACGGGCTGGGGGGAGCGCTTCGCCAGGCGGGTGACAGACGACCAGGTCTTCCGGCAGGCAAGGTCGTACTCGCTCACCCTCGTGTCCGACCGCAGGGCGGGGTCGCAGTCCTGCCACAGGCCGTTGGCATCGAGGTAGTGAATGGGCCACTTGGCGCTGAGCTCGACCTGGAGGCGGCCGTCGTCGAGGCGGAACGTCTTAGAGTGGCTGGTCCGGAGCTCGGGGAGTTCGACACGGGCCAAACTGGTCAACCTCCTGCTAGGCTAAGCGGTGGCCAGGCGCTCCTGGCGGAACAGGCGGGGCAGGTCCTCGCGGAGCACGCGCTGCACCGCCGTAGCGATGTCGTCGGCCTTGCCAGTCGGGGCGTGGACATTGATAGTGATACTGACGGGGCCGAGGGGGCCGGAGCGGGAAAGGGGCACGACCGCTTCCGGACCGCGCTCGCCGATGAGGGCGAGGGTCGGCCTGGTGACGATGCCGCCGGACTGCATCCGCGGGATGTTGCCTGCGGCGGCTGCGCCGACCTGGGGGAGGGCCGCGGGCGCCCCAGCGCCGCCCTCGCCGCCGAAGAGCTTGCGGAGCCATTCGATGGCCGCCTTGACCCTGTCGATGATCCTCTGGATGGTGTCAACCAGCCGTTCGGCCTTCTGTGCGACCCAGCCGACGATTCTGTCCCAGAGGTCGTGCCACCACTGGGCGAACCTCCCAAAAACGTCCCGGAACCAGGCGACGACCCTGTCCCAGTTCTTGTACAGCCAAACCCCGGCCGCCACCAGGAGGCCGACGGCAGCAACGGCGAGGCCCACGGGACTGGTGAGCCAGCTGAGCACGGAACCTAGCCCGGAAACGGTCTTGATTACCGTTCCCAGAACAGCCAGCGCGGGGCCAATAGCCGCGACTATCCCGGCGATGGCCAGAACGGTCCGCTGTTGCTCTTCAGTAAGGCCGCTGAACCAACCCGCCAGGCGTTCGACGGCGCCGCTCACTTTGGGTATCCACTCCTCGCCGAGTTTGGCGAGGATGCTCCCGAGCGGCTGAACTGCGAGCATGATCCGGTTCTTCGTCTGAGCCCAAGTTTCCCCGAGGTCCCAGGTGTCCTCGGACGCCGACCTGATGGCACCGGAGGACTTGCCCAGGGCGGCGACCAGGTCGTCGATCTCGAACCGGCCCTCCCGGATGGCCGCGGCCATGTCAGGCCCGGCGCGGGCACCGAAGAGTTCAACGGCCAAGGCGTTGGCCTCGGCGGCAGAGCCGAGCGACCGGATGGTCTCGACAGCGCGACGGAACGCTTCGGCCGGCTCCTCACCGGCCTTGGCGAACTGGACGAGACCGATACGTAGCGAGCCGAGGACGAGCTCGGTGTTGACGCCCTCCTTCTCGAACTTGGCGAGCAGAGCCGCAGCCTGCTCGAACGAGAACCCCATCTGCCTCAAGGGCGCGCCGTACTGGACGATGAGCTGCGAAAGACGGGAGAGGCCGATCCCAGTCTTCTGGCTGGCCTTGAAGAGGATGTCGAGCGTCTTGCCGCCGCGCTCGTTACTGATGGCCCAGTCGCCCATGACACGGGTGAGCCCCCGCACGACCTCCCCGACGTCCTCCTTGAGGAGCCGTCCGGCCTCCGTGGCCTTCCAGGCGAGATCGCGGAGCGGCCGTCCCGTCAGGCCGAGCCGCGTGTTGAGGTCGGCCACGGCCTGGGCTACGACGCCCATGTCCGAGGCCGAGGAGGCCGCCACCTGGCGGAACACATCCTGGAGGCCAGCCAAGGTCTTGCCGGTCTCACCGGTGCCGACTCGGATGGTATCGAGTGCCTGATCGACTTTCGAGAAGGACGCCAGGGCAGCAGCGCCGACCCCGATGAGTGGGACGGTGAAAGCGGCAGTGAGGCCCTTGCCGACGCCGGAGAGCTTCTGGCCCAAGTTTCTGAGCGAGCCAGCCGCCTGCTCGAGCTTGTCCTGCAGGTCTCGGATGTCGCCCCCGAGCCTCACCTGGATTTCCGATATCACGACCGGCACGGGTCCGCCACCTCCTCCTCGCCGAACAGTCGCTTGAGCTCACCGAGTTCACGCCGCCGCTCTTCCGGGCTGCGACGGACGGCCTGCCGCTTCTCGGCCCGGGCCCGGCCCATGAACTGCTCGAAAGACGGCATGCGCCTCGCCCGGACCAGGGCGGCGGTATGCCAGACGGCCCAGCAGAGCTTGCGCTGCTCGTGCTCCTCGCGCCAGGCGTAGCCTTCGAGGAGCTTACCGAACTCGGCGGGGGTCAGGCGCCCGAACTCGTCGGGCTTGAGCCGGAGCGGGCCGTAGGCGAGGGCCTCCGCCTCCTGGAGCCACTCGGCGAAGCTCCACGCCCGGCCGTCGGCGGAGGGTTTGGGCGGGAGGTCTCCTCCTGCACCAGGCCCGGCCTGAGCAGCCCCGAGGCCGCCAGGGCGTCGTGGACCGCTTTGGAAATCTCGGCGAGGTCGCCGCCGCGCTCCAGGTGAACCTGAAGCAGCTCGCCAGCCCGGACCTCGGTGAGACCGGGGTCCTCCCACCTCAGGCCGGCCCAGATGAGGGCGCGAAGGGCGCGGATACCGACCCCGCCCGAGATGATGGCCGGCAAGGTGGCCCCCATCGTCTCCTCGAGGTCGGCCAAGGCGTTAATGTCGAACCGCAACCGCCGGGGTTTGTCGAGCTCGATGGCGACGTAGCCGGGCAAATTAGGCCACCTCCAGGACGGCGACGGTCACGGACGTGACGCCGGAGTAGGTAACCTGGACCTTCCCTGCCGCGTCGTCGAAGCGCGACTTCGGGAACGGGCCGATGACCCGCTCCCCCGAGGCCGGCACGGAGACCTCGGCGTCGTGGTCGAAGCCATAGTTGCAGGCCGTCTGAGAGTTGACGGTGACGGTGACCGCGCCGGCGCTGCCGTTCTTGACGTAGAGGACCGCTTTACCGGAGTTAACGAACTCGTCCCCGCCGGCCGCGGCCGCCCCGAACGCAGGGTTCAGGCCGGTGAGGCTCGTCTGCTGGACAGTGAGAGTAGCCATAGTGCTCTCCTCCTTATGCCGGCTTGGTCAGGGCGCCGGTGCCGGTGAGCGTGCCGGACGCGGTGGCCTCGGCGTCGTAGGGCGCCCCGTAGGCGAAGTCGGTCAGGTAGGCATCGCCCTGGTACTTGATGCTCGTGGGCGTCACGAACTGGACCTGGACCTTCTCGTGGTTCATGTAGGCACTCTCAAGCTCGGAGAGCCCGGCGTCGCTCTCGATAAGGAGCGCGTCGAAGTCTATCGACCACTCGCGGTTTCCCGCGAGCCGCTCCAGCCAGGCGTTGGAGTCCTTGCTGGTCACGCCGATGGTGTCCATAGACATGTTCAGCGTGCCGTTTCGCTGGCCGCCGACCGTAGTCCAAACAGGGCTGGCCTCGGTGCCGGTGTTGAGCTTGATGAGGAACGCCACCCCTGGAACTGCGGGCATGGGTCACTCCTCCTTCCGAAAGCGAAGCCCCGACCGCAAAGGCCGGGGCAGGATGCGTGCTGGGTAGAGCCTTACCTCAGCCTTACCGCCACCAGGTTGCAGGCGAATTCGGGCCGGTCGTTCGTGTCGTAGCCCATCGGGAAAGGAAGCTGCCGGGCGGTGACGGACTCGTAGCCCACGCCTGAGAGCTCGCCCCGCAGCTTCTGGAGGGCGTTGAAGGCTTCCCAGGCTTTAGCCCTGGTTCCGGGGTAGTCCATCCTCGCAGCCCGCACCCGGAGCTGGAAAGTGGGCTGGTCGGCGCTAGGCGAGGCCGGCGTGCCGCCGGTGTCGAAAAGGGCTACGATGCGGTCGGGCGTGGGCGGCATGTAGCCCTTGGCCAGGGTCCAGCCCGTGGTCCCGCCGACGATGCCCCGCTCGACCAGCCAGGTCCCTATCTCGTCGAGGAGCATGTCAGCGTTCCTCCTCCACGGCTTCCCGGACCCTGCGGCCCACGCGCTCGGTCAGGCCCTTGGCGGCCTCGTTAGCCGGGTCCTCAAGGTACTTAGCCTTGCCCACGGCGTGGCGCTTGGTCAGGTCCTCGTGAATGTAGACGGCATAGGGGGCTGCCGGCCCGCCGTAGCCCAGTGTGACCGTGATAATCCCGCTGGCCTCCTTGGGCGGCTCCACGTGGCCGGTCGTCCTGAGGTTGCCGGTGTCGACCGGCACCTGGCGCTTGGACTCGCCCATGATGTTCTCGCCCTCCATGTAGAGGGCGGCCTTGAGGGCCTGGCGGGCCCTGGGGTTCATGCGGGCGAGCCGGGCCAGGGTTTTGTCCACGCCTTTGACGATGACCTTGGCCTCAGCCACAGTAGACCACCTCGTGATGGGCGCCGCGCTCGTCCGGCACCCTGGAGACGGCCAGGACGGGCGGCTGGGAGCCGTCGGGCAGGGTGATGCGGTCCTCCGGCCCGATGCCCGGAGCGCCGGCGACGTAGACCGTCGTGGCGGAGACCCTCTCGGCCCCGTCGGCGGCCCGGACGAGCCTCTGCTTGCCGACCACGCGGGCCCGGTACTGGACGGCGGCCCCATAGGTCGGCCGGCCATAGTCGTCCCGGCCCGTGAGCGGCTCGACCGTCACCGTATGGGGCATGAGGGCGAGGAAGTCAGGCTCCATCAGTACCCGACCTCCCCGCCCCCGGTCTCGTAGTCATGCAGCCCCCGCTTGAACGCCGGCGGGACCAGGTCGGCGTCGGCTTCGCTAGCGGCCTTCTCGGCCTCGGACAAGCCGCCGGCGTATGGTGCGGCGGCCAGGGCGAGCCTGGAGCGGAGCTCAGCCGCCCTTGCGGCGAAGCTGGCCGCCTTTTGGCTTAGGCTTAGCCGAAGGTCTCCGACCGCCTTGTCCACCTGGCGGGCGAACCTTGCGGCCAGGGCCTCCAGCGCCGCTGCCGCCGCTGCGAGAGGACTGCCCTGCTGGCCGAGGAGCCACGTGATCTCCTCGTCCTGCAGGAGATGGTCCGTCGTGTCCGTGTCCCCCACCAGGAACCGGACCTGATCCTTCTGGCTCGCGCTCGGGTCGCCGCTGTAGGTCCACGTCATGGCTGGTCACCTCCGGCTCGGCGGGCGTCGCGGGAGCGGGCGGCGGGTCGGGGACCTCCTCGAGCCACCCGCAGGAGAGCAGCGCCCGCAGGGTGTGCCACGAGGCGGCCTCGGGGACCGGCTCCCCGGGCTCGCGGAAACCGGCCCCCACCTTCAGCCTGCGCTTGGCCACGAACACGGCTAAGCCACCGCCCCGCTGAGAAAGACGCCCAGCTCGGCGGCCACGAGCTTGGCATCAAATGCCATCTCACCCTCTATGCGGTCGGCGGCCAACTGCTCCATGCGGAACCGCTTGATCCTGTTGCCGTAGGCACCCGCGCCGAAGAGGCCGGTCCAGGCGAAGATGTAGCCGGCCGAGGGCTTCATGAGCCCCGGGTTCGGGGCCGCGTAGCAGAGCAGGGCCGACTTGCCGTAGAGGAGGCTGTAGCTGGCCGTCGCGCCCTCGGCGGCGGTGTTCTCGGTGGCGAAGGGGACCAGGACCTTCTCGACCTCGAACAGCCCGGCGAGGAGGTCCACCGTCACCATGCCGCGCTGGGTGTACTTGATGCGGTCGAGGATGTCGGCGTGGTCCTTGAGGGCCGCCAGGACGCGGGGACCGATGACCAGGACGTTGGGCTTGTAGCCCGTCTTCTCCGCCATGGCGATGGCCTGGCCCTCGATGTCCTTGATGGGCGTGCTAGAGGCCTGGTCCCACTGCAGGAACTGGTTGCCCGTCGGGCTGGCCGCAACGCCGGTAAGGTCGGTTCCCCAGACGCCGGTCTTGAAGTAGGCGTCGACGAAGACCTTCTCCCGCTTGAGCAGGAGCTGCTGGGTGACCCACTCGGTGGCGTCCCGGTCCATGTTGATGGGGGCGTCGGCGTTGGCCTGGGTGGGATCGTCGATGTCCTTGTGGACCGCATAGATGCGGGCGAAGTAAGTCGGGGTGTTGTCCACCCTCCACCCACCGCCGGCGGACTCGGTGCCGGGGGCCCGTTCGTCGGCCTCAGTCCGGAACCAGTCGGCCCGGTCGTAGACGAAGTACCTGTCGCTCTGCTTCTGGACCGGGACGATGGGGGCCACCTTGTCGGCGATGAAGTTCGTCGCCTGCTGGATGTAGGCGACGCTCAGGTTCGTGAGGGGCGTGTTAACGTGTACGTCGGACGGGGTAGGATTCGGCAAAGGAACTCACTCCTTCCAAAGCGAAAGCCCCGGCCTTTTCGACCAGGGCTTTGTCGCTTTCTAGGTTCTAGCTGGCTAAGCCAGAACGATGAGCAGGACGCCCTCGCCCTCGACGAAGGCCGTCACGGACGACGCCTCGACGCTGATGCTGTCTGCCGCGCCGAACACGTTATTGGCCGTGATGGCGGTGGCATTGATCACCGCGCCCAGCGGCGTGCAGTTCGCGGAGGTCAGGGACAGGACACCGCCGGTGAGATCGGTCGTGCCGATCTCCAGGTTCAGCGTCGCGGCCTTGGCGGCCGTGGTGACCGGGTCCGTGACCAGGAAGCTGACCTTGACGATCTTCCCGCCGAAGCCGGGCGTGTAGGTGGTCACCACGTCGCCGGCGGCGACCTTGGCCAGTTTGACGGGGATGGCCAGGATGGAGCTGGTCCTGGCCCCAGCGGTAACGCGGGTCACCAGGAGTGCGGAGCGAATCTCGTCCGCCGAACCGCCCTCCAGGGCCACCCCGATCACGGCGTTGTCGCCGGACGCCGGCACGAGCTTGCCTGCGGCGTCGGCCGCCAGGTTCTGGCCGGCCGTGACGGTCGCGCCGTAGACCACCTTGGAGATGCCCAGCGCCATCACCTCGGCGGCCTGGCCGCTCGCCGGCTTGTTCTGGAGGATGCCGACGGCGTTCTCGCCGGCGCCCGCCAGAATCGCCTGCCCGCTGGCGTTAATCTTGACGGCCAGGTACTGGCTCGCCGAGAGGTCGGCGCCAGCGATGAGGGTCACGTTCTCAACCGGGATTTCGTGGGCCATGGCTTAGACACTCCCCTTCTCGCGCAGGTACTCGGCATAGAGATCGGGGTGCTCGTCGAGCACCCGGGCGACAGCCTGCTCGCGCGTCAGCTTGCCGTCCTTCTGGACGATCTCGCCCGCAGCCTTCTCGATCTTGGCCATGGCGGAGCCGCCGCCCTCGCCGCCGCGGCCGATCTCGGCGAACAGGGCGCTCTGCCCGAGGGCCTCGTCGGCCGCCTTGAGAACCGCCTCGACCTTGGCCAGTTCGTCCGGCGCCTTCTCGGCGATGGCCTTGAGGACAAGCCCGAACTCCTCGGGCTTGACGGCCAGGTGCTTGTACTCGGCCGCCTTGGCGACGTACTCCTTGCGGAGCCGCTCATCGCGCTCGGCCTTGAGGACCTTCTCCAGCTCCTCGGCCTTCTTGACCGCCGTCTCTTGCTCCTTCCAGAGGGCCTCGACCATCGGCCGGACCTCCTCGGGGATGCCCGAGAAATCCCAGGTCCCGTCCGCCTTCTTGGTCGGGGCCGGGTAACTCTTGCCCTCGTCAGTCCCGCCTTTGTCCTTCTGCGCCGGCTCGGGGTAGCCGTAGCCGGCCAGGCCGGCGAGGGTCTTCAGGATGTCCTTCGGCAGCTCGTCCTTGTAAGCGTTGAGCAGCCGCAGGGCGCCCTTGACCGCGTTCTGGCCCTTGTCGCTGAGCTTCGCCGCCTTGAGGACCTCGTCGACCTTCGCCTCGTCCTCTAAGTCGGTCTCCAGGATCGCCTTCAGCACTTTCTCCAAGGGGTGATCCACCTCCGTTTCCGATTTCATGACCAGAAACCGCCGCTTGTTGGCGGCCCTGGGAACGAGACTGACTTCCACCGCCTCCAGGTCCCTGAGCCTTGTCACCATCAGGCCGCCTCCTCCCTCGTGCCGAAGCCGCCCACGCTGAACCCGGTATACTCGCCTGCTTTAATCGCCCGCCAGAGCTCGGGGTCCAGCACGTGCACGGCGATGATCCAGCTTCCCTTCTTCACCCTCTGGCCGCCGATTTCCATCTCGGCCGGCGCCACGTAGCTCTCCACGACCTCGGCCTTGGCCGGCCGCTTGTGGCCTTGACCGACCACCCGGCTCTTGGCCAAGAACCGGTGGGCCGCCCGCTCTATCTCATCGGCCGAGATGGTGTCGCCCTGGGTGTCCAGCGTATCGGGCTCCAGAACAACGCCGTAGACCAGCTGGCGTTCCTCGTCGGCCTTGAGGATACGGCCTTGGTACTCTTTGGCCACCCGGCCCTGAGCGGAGGTCACGTCGATCTTCCGCGGCGGGCCGCCCTCCTCGGGGTCGCGCCAGACGAGCCACCGTTGGTCCTTCTCCCGGAGCTCGGCGAGCACGTCCTCAAGCTTGTGCGACTTGGCATAGGGCGTCTGGTCCTTCGGCCTATCGATCAGCCAGACCCGCCGTCCGCCGGCCACCGGGGCGTACTCCAGGAGGAACCGCCCCTTGAGCCTCTCTCCGTGCAGGAACACCTCGAACATGTGCTCGCGCCAGACGCCGATCTCGTAAGTGCCGCTGTCCGCTTCAAAGAACTTGGCGTACTTCTCCGAGGTCGAGCCCACGCCGCCCGGCTCGGAGACGTAAGGCTTCTTGGATGCAACATCAAGCCAGGCTTTCGGCTGGCTCAACTTGAAGGAACCCTGCAGGTTATCGTCCGGGGGCAGGGCAATGAGCCTGTCGCCTCCAGCCTTGCGGTTCTCCTCGGTCGTGCCGAGGAACACTGAAAACCCCCAGAGCTCGCCGTCGGGCCCCTCGAAGCGCAGGTCACCGTGCAGGCTGTGGCTGGTCCGGAGAAGCTCCTCCTCATCGAGCTTCGTCTCGTCCTGGGACAGCCCGCGGTAATGGTGATGGTACACGTAGCGCCCCTTGCCATCGGGCGGGAACATCTTGGGCCAGTTGTCGGCCCACCACTTCGCTGCCACCTCGGCCCGGGTGTCGCCCTCCTCGAGGTCGTCGGCCTTGGCCACCCGTTCCATGGCCTGCCTGACCTGCTTCAGCTTGCGGGCCACCTCGCCGCTGTCCCCAAACCTTCTCACCGCCATCGGGTGGGGAAGGACGAAATCGGCCCTCTCGCCGAGGGCCTTCTTAGCGGTCTGCCCGAGGGCCACGACCACCCGCGGCCCGGCGCGGTCGAGCTCGCCCATGAGCCAGTCATGCCACTCGGCTATCTCCGTGTCCGTCGGTTCCCGCACCCGACCCCTGTCATCGGTCAGGTAGAGCGGGACCGCGTTCGTCAGGAACACCTGGCTGCGGGCGAGACCCAGTGGCTTCAGGTAGAGCTCGTTCAACGTCTCGCCCGAGGGACCCACGAAAGGCTCGCGCCTCGCGGCCTCCACTGCCCCGGGGGAGGCGCCGACGAAGGCGACCTTCGCGCCGGCCGGCCCCGCGCTAGGGACCTGGGGCGCCGCCTTCTGCAGGATGCCGCCCCGCCGGGCCATGTCAACAACCTGGTTGGCGTAGTAAGGTTCGGTCCGAGTCTTGTCCACATCGACCGGCTTGGCCCCCAGCCAGGCCAGGCTGCCGTCGTCCTGGGGGATGATCTCCTCGACCTCGAAGGTCATGACATCGCCGGGTTCGGCCTTGAGCGGAGCGTTGAACGACCAGCCGAGGTCGATGTACTCCTTCCCCCGGAATTCCGTGCGGTTGGTGTAATCCGAGACACCGGGCAGGAGCCCGCCCCTGAAGCCCCGGGTGCCGTTCTTGTTGACCTTCACGTCGAGCACGAGGGCCTTGACCTCGACCATCTTCTTGACCTTGGCCAGAGCATCGGTGCTCGGACCGAGCGTGTAGGGCGCGGAAAGGTCCTTGAGCACGATGCCCTCCGAGAGCGGCACCCTGACGCCTTGTTCCCGCCAAGCCCGCTCCAGGTCCGCCTTGGACCGGACCTCCATCTGGGCCGTGATGGCGAAATGCTTGTCGTCCTTGAGGTAACGGTCGTAGAACTCCTCCAGTCTGGCCCGCCGCTCGCGGAAGGGCAGGGAGTGGAGGTCCCCGTCCCAGTAGATGATGTCGAAGACCGTCACCTTCGGATAGGCGCCCTCGGGCAGTTCGGGCTTGTCGGCCGTCAGGGTCATCAGCTTTATCCGAGGCCAGGGCCGGTCGTTCTGTTCGACCCCGACGTTGGCGTCCAAGATGAAGTCGGCGTCTATCCCTTCCAGAGCCTTGACGACCTCGGGTAGCTGGCGGTTGCGCTCCTCCTGGGCGTCCTCGAAGAAGACGCTCACCTTGTCGCCAGCCTTCTGCACCGCCGCGCGGAAACCGTTCAACTTGTTCTCCGAGACCACTCCGCCCTTCAGGTGCTCCTCGACCCAGGGCCAGACCTCTTCCGGCTTGAACGCCTCGGTCTGGGCGTAGTGCTTCATCGCCGGCTTGGGCATCTCGAAGCGCATGATGGGTTTCAGGGCGCCCTTGGAGACGGTCGCCGGGGCCTCCGGCTTGCGGAGGGCGCCCCGCACGTAGACGAGGTCGCCGTTCCGGACCTCCTCCAACGTCTCGACCTCGAACTTCGGCCGGCCCTCCAGCAGGTGGTCCTCGGTCCAGAACGCGAACGATGTCTTATTCCAGAACGAACGGTGGCCCGGATGATTGAATGCGCCCTCTCCTTTCGTGCTCGGGACCTCGAACACGAACCGGCCGCCTGGCTTGAGCACGCGCCAGACCTCGGCCATGATGCGTTCCTTGTCGCCGAGGTGCTCCAAAACGTGGTTGGCGCGAACCTCGTCGGCGCTGGCGTCGGGGTAAGGGATGCCCTGTTCTAAGTCGTGGACCATGTCCACCTTGGGGCCGGGACGCTTATCGATGCCCACATACCCCTCAGGCGTGGCGTCACCGCAGCCGAGGTCGAGCCGCAACGCCTCGCCCTTCACCACCTCGCGCTTGAGCTCCGCCTTGCGCCTGAGCACGAGGTCGAAAATTGGAACGTTGTCTCCGTGCGGGCCGGTGGGGCCGTCGATGTAGTGGAGGGCCCCGCTCTTTTCCGGGTCGAGGACCTTCCGGACTGGGAGCCAGATGTTCTGGGCCTGCACCAGGAAGTTATCGCCAGACTGGTCCCTCTGGGCCCGGAAGAGAATGTCAATGTCCTCTGGGTTTTCCTTGCCCGCGGCCGCCGAGCCGACGACGCAGACGAAGTTGGGGACGACCACGACCTCCTGGGGTAGCCCGGCCAGTTTCGCCTCGATGCCCTGGGCCTTGCGGACACCCCCGAGCTTCTTGGCCTCCTGGACCAGCTCGCTCGTCTCGTCGTAGCTGAAGCCGCGCCGCTCGAACTCGTCCATCACGAACAGGGCGGCATTGACCATCGGCTCCACGGCCTCGCCGCGCTTCTTGGCCGCGCCGTACCACTGGTGCAGCCTGAGCCAGGCGAGCCGCACCTCATCGTCCGAGGCCTTCCGCAGCTTGTCCGGCGTCATGTCGGCCAGGGCCATCTTCTCAAGCGGCGTGGGCTCCTCGGGCTCGCGCCACCGGGCCTTGCCGCCGGCCGAGGGCATGGCGGCCTGGTGAATCTGCTTCCACAGCCAGTCCGGCAGGTACGCCTTGGCCTTCTCCAGGACCGAGTGCAGATACTCCAGGGCGGGCATCAGGGTCTAACCTCCACCAACCGCATTGCGCATCGACATTGCTGGTGCACAGGAGGAGTGAGCACGGGTCCGAGCTCCGTCTGGAACGACTCTTCCAACCCCACGCGCTGACCATCAAGCGGAGCGCAGATGTCGCATAGCCGGTCGTCGGGAGTCGTGATGAATTCCTTGCGCGTCACTGCGGGGTCGATGAGCCCCTGCTCGGCGGCCTGTCTCCACAATTCTTGCTGGCCCTCGTTGGAGGCCCGGAGGGTCTCTGTACGTGCAATGTTCTTCGCCCGCCAGCGGACGAGGCGCTGCCGGTAGGCCTCGACCCGCTTGTCGAGCTTCTCGCCCGCAACGCCCTCCTCGACGAGCCGGCGGCGGAAGTTGTCCACGGCCTGGGCCTGCCGCCGGGTGAGACCCACCATGCTCCGGATGTGCCGGGCGGACGTGTAGGGATGCATGCCCTCCTCGAACGCCCGGCGGATGACCTCCCGGACGGCAAGGCGGGTCTCATCCGTCACCTCGCGGATGAGCTCGCCCGAGTGCGTCCTCACCCAATCGACCGCCCGGGGGTTCAGGAGGTCGAAGCGGAGCTCAAGCCGGAGCCTGGGCGGGAGGTACCGGACCGAGGCCTGGGCCGCCTGCTCGAAGCCGGTTCGGATTGCGGCCCCCACCGGGGCCAGCTCCGCCGGGAGCTTCTCCCACGGCACGGCCGCCTCGGCGGCGGCGAGGTCCCCCCGGGCCAGAGCGGCCTCGAGCTCGGATAGCGCGGTCTCGCCTGCCACGCGCCGCACAGCCTCGACGAACGTATTGGCCATGCCCGGCGCCAGGGCGTCGGCCACCCGGTGGATAGCCCGGTACTCGGGTTCGGCCGGCCGAGCCTTGAGGACGACGCTCATACGGCCTCGACCTCCTTCAGTGGCAGCTTGGCCGCCTGGCGGAGATAGTTCTCCAGCTTGTCGTCGGGGAAGAGCTCCATGCCCGTCCCCGCCAGGCTTTTCACGAACTCGCCGAGCTCTTTGAGATCGGGCGCGTCCACCTCGCCGGGCACAAGCCGGGGTAGTTTCTCGGTGTCAAGGCCGTTCAAAGCGAACAGCCTCGGCACGGCATGCCGGTTGAGCACGGCGGCGATGGAGTCCAGCCAGGCGGAGCAGGCGGTGGAAAAGAGCGTCGTCTTGGAGGTGGAGTTATGTGTTGGAACGAAGTCATCTGTAACGTACATGCCGCTCGGAGACGACACCGCAATACAACGGACCTCTTCTTGTCCAATGTGTTCGATACTGACGATGCTCGTCTGCCTATCTAGCCGCTTCTGGGAAGGCCTTACTCTACTGGCCTTCCTAGTAAGGAAGAACGGGTTTAGGTCTTCGGGCATACGAATGATCACGTGGTAGCCCACAGATGGCTTACCAACCCACTGCTTGGTAATAGGGGATAGGTAACCCACAGTGAATTTCGTGCTCATACTCGCACATCCACCCAGGCTTCGTGCCAAGTATGCCACACCGTCACGAAGGCCCTCACTGTTGGTGGCGAATATGATTTGACCATCGGCGTACCCGTCTGTATCCATTAATCCACGGAGCAGCCATAGGCGGTCCTCAATAGAGGCAGTCAGATACATTGGCGGGATAAACTTTGTTTGACTCCTTGCCCCAATTAGCCCCAGAGCGCGCAATCCGTTTAGCACCTGATTTTGGCCGCTTCCTGGCCCACTGATCCTGTATTGCGGCACAGACGAGTTGCCACCAGCGTCGCTTAGATGATGACCTTCTGGCAATCTTCGTTCGACTTCGCGACGGATTTCCTCATCGGTCGCGGCGAACGTGGGACCTGCGTTATCACGAATGTACCCATCACCCAAGATAACGCCCAGCACATATGGATCGATGGGCAGCGGCAATTGTTCCCCGAATCGAATTGGCGCGCATCGCGGCACATGGAATTTCCTAGTCCCGCGCTTCCCAGACATGCGATTCATGATTTCGCTGGTGGTTAAAATGCCATATCCATCGATTAGGGAAGGTTCGGGGAGAGCTTGGGCCGGCGGACGATGAAATTTCCCGGGTAATCCCTTCTCCAGCCATTCTTTGCTCGTCACTACCCACTTGTGGTCACTGCTTGCAAGCACGCTTCTACCATCCGCAAACGATATGCGGTAAACGTCCCTAACACCATGTTCAAAGGTGTCTAATACCACCGAGCGGTAACCGAGAGGACATATCACCTCATCGCCTTTCTTGATTTCCCCCATTGTAGTCCAGCCGGTGGGCGTTAATACCTTGGAACCAAGCGGTTGTGCCAGAGCAAACGATCCAACCTTCTCATGGCCCAAGAGTATGAAATCACAGAGCACCGTCATCGCTATCCGCTGGTCGTAGCGGGCGATGACTGAATCGGTGTCGAACTGGCGCCGGCCGCCGGTGGAGAGGAGCCCGAAGTCGAAGGCCTTCTCGCCGTCGCGGTAGGCGAGGGGGAACACGATGCCCTCCTGCTCGTCCCTGCGGACGTTCCGAACGATTTTCTTAATGGCGTCGAGGGTCGCCTTCTGCTCGGCGGTGGCATTCGGACCGAGCAGCTCCGGCGGGACCCACGCGATGGGCAGGCCAGCGAGGTCGCGCTCGATGCCGATGGCCTCGATCTCCTCGATGCGCTTCTTCATCCACCACGGCCGGTAGGCGTTCCTGAGCACGCTGTAGCCCTCCGGGCTGCCCTTGTGGGCTCTGGTCCGGAAGAGCAGACCCTTCTCGATGGGGATGCGCCGGAGCGAGTAGTCGGGCGGGGCCTGCTGAACCATCGCCTGGATGCCGCCGTGCTCGTCGAACTCCCACTGGTAGAGGGTATCCTGGCTCCGGCCGGCGAGCTTGCGCCACCCGATACGCCCGTCGGTGTAGCGACTGCGCTTCGTCGGGTCCCGCTGGTCGCCGAGTCGGCGCTTGTAGACTATCTCGTGGTACGAAAAGCCGTAGACCAGCATCGAGAGTATCTCGGAGACCGTGTCCTCCCACGTGGCCGACATGTCGCCGAGACAGGACTGCAGGAACTCCGCCGCCTCCTGGTCGGGCGTCTCCGGCGAGGCCGGCTCGACGCGCCAGGAGACCTGGCGGAGCAGCATATCCACCGCGAACAGGATGGCCCCGACCACCGGGTCGTTGGTGGACATCTCGCGGTAGACCTTGATAGCCTTCGGCCCCTGCAGCTGGGGCAGAAATTCTTCGTAGACGGTCCCGCCCATGCGGGACAGGCCGGAAAGCCCTATCTCGGAGAGGTCGAGTTGAGGCATCGGCTAACCGGCCACCTTCCAGGGGGATTCGCGGGTCAGGTCGAGTGCAGTGGAGAAGGCCGAGGCGGTCACATGGCTGGAAGCGTTCCTCGGCCAGAAAGTGAGGGCCAGGGCGTCCGCCCGGTCCGGGGACCTCAGCCCTCGGCGCCTCATGTCGTCCTTGGACTCAAGCCTAATCTTGCCCTTGCTCGTCAGGGCGTGGCGGCGGCTGCTGAGCTGACCGACCAGGACCGGGTCGTCTGGGATGGCTCCTTCCTTGAGCCAGTCCCTCATCGCCGCCCACATCACGGCTCCCGAGTCGGCGTAGTAGTCGTCGCCGGCGCCTCCGAAGGTGCACGGCACGATCTCGATGGAGAGTCCCTCTCTCGCCAGTTCCGGCCTGAGCTCGACGAGCCGGTCCGTGACGCCCCCGCCCAGGCCCGTGTCGTCGATATGGGCCCGGATGGGCACCTGCGGGTTCGCCGCTCGGATTTCCCGAGCTGCGGCCACCACCCGCCCGGTCGTCTCCATGGTGTCCTGCTTGCGGTAGGGGCGGAGCTCGCGGAGCCGCCGGCCCTGGCGGACCGCCAGGACCGTCTCGTCGTCGCCGAACCGGGCGACATCGACCCCGATGATGAACGGCTCGGTCGCCGGCCCAAGGTCCGCGTCTCCGAAGCGGGCCACGGCCAGCTCGCAGGTCTCCAGGTCGATGAAGGCCGAGGCCTCGCCTCGGGGGAACTCGCCCAGCACCCGCACCCGGTAGAGGTCGGAGTCCCGGCCGAGGTCCCTCGCCATGTTCTCAAGCCAAGCCCGACTCACCCGGGCACTCGTCTCCGCGTTGACGTGGTGCAGGCTCCAGGACTGCCTCCAGGAGTGGAAGGCGTCGTAGGCGTAGCCGGAGAGCCTGGTCGGGTTGCCAGCGATGAGGAGCTTATTCTCCACGCCCGTGAGCGAGGCGGCGACAACGGCCATGATGCTGTCCGCGACCCCGAAGACCTCGTCAACCACGAAGAGGAGGTGGTCCTCGTGGAAGCCCTGCATATTCTCGGGCTTGTTCGAGGTGCGGGCCACCGCGAACCACCTCTCCGGGTGGCGGTTGGCGAAGACCTTCGTCTGGGTCCACGTGAAAGCGCCGGCGATCTTGCTCCGGCTGAGCCACTTCGCCAGTTCCGCCCAGAGCAGGTCGTAGAGCTGGTGCTCCGTCGGAGCCGTGCACGGGACCTTAGGGAACGGCCTGGTCGATAGGAACCAGAGCACGGCCCAGGCCTCGACCGCCGTCTTACCCACCCCGTGGCCGCTCCGGATTGCGACCTTGTCGCCGGCGGCCAGGTCTTGGAGCGCCGCCGCCTGGTAGTCCTCGGGCGTCACCCCGACGATGTCCCGGACCCACTCCACCGGGTGGTCGCGGTAGTAGCGGATGGCGTCACTTGCCCTCATCAGCGGTCCGGTCCTGGTAGGCGGCCACGATGGCATCCAGGAGGTCCCCCGGACCCTCGCCGGCGCCGCTATACTTCAGCCGAAGCTCCAGCACCTTCCGGAGCCGGTCGATCACCTGGAGCTTCTGCCCAACCTTCATCTTGGCGTCCCGGCGCCAGTCATCGAGCTGGTCCCGAATCTGTTCGAGGAGCTGGAGGTCCCGCGGGACCGTCACCCTGATGGCGTCCTGCACCAGGGCCTTCGTTTGTTCGGCCCGCTCCTGCCGGACGCCCTTGATGTAACGGGCGACGGCCACGTGGCTGACATCGGCCCCGTCCTCTGCCTTGAGGATCGCCGAGATCTCCCGGCTCGTCTTGGTGAGGGCCAAACCCAGCACCTTCTCGGCCAGCCCGAGCTGGTCGATCTTCGACGGCCTGGCCATGGCTCTCACCCCGCTCCCGTTGCGTTACGGTTCGGTCTGTTTCGTTACGAGACAGGAGTCGGTAAGGCTCAGCAGTCTCGACCTAATCTACGACGAATGAAGGCCTTCCGCCTTATCGGGGGAGGGCCTTCGCTCTTACGCTCCGACCCAGGGCCTTTTATCCTTGGTCCTGGGCTTTGTACGTGGTACTCCACGCTGCCAGCAGGATAGCATCTCCGGAGCGGGGTTCGCAACCAAAAAGGAGCCGAAAAGGGAGTCAAAAGGGAGCGAAAAAGGAGCGAGATTCGGACACCGATTCCGGCCCGTAGCTGGGAAAAGGCCGTCGAGAATTTCGAGGCCATTTTTTCACGCTCCCAATAGGCCCCTCAGCCGTCCCGGGCCGAGGTTGGCCAGGGTGCCGGCGACCATGCTCCGGATCCGCCGGATGTCACGCGCGAGGGTCTTCTCATGGCATCCGATTCGCTCCGCGATGACCAAACGCTTGTCCCCCAGGGGATTGCGCCAGACGGCCCGGTAGACTTTCCGCAGGTGAGGGTTCATGCGCTTGAGCCGCCGCTCGACCGCCCGGAGCGTAGCCTCCAGGTCGTCCCGCCGCATGACGAAAGACTCGACGGGCCGGCTTGTTCCGCCGCGCGAGCCGGTGGTCAAGGTGATCCACGAGCCCCCTCGGGACGGCTCCGCGATCGCGAGCTCCTCGCGCCAGTCCTCCAGGTTCTCCAGGACGAGGTCCGCCAGGTCGAGGAGACGCTCACCGTCGAGGATCACCGCGGCAGCCGCCCCCCCCTCGGGCCGGCCGGCACCATCAGTGCCTCGACCTCCGAGGTCTCGACCACAACCGGGACCTCGGGCGGTTGCGGCCGCTCCCGCTCCTCCAGCCACGCCCGTAGCGCCGCCAGGTCCAGCAGCACCCGCCGCTCCAGGAGCCTGAGCTCGTAGTCCTGCTTGCCGTCCAGGTGCTCGATGACCAGCATCGTAGCCTCCAAAAGCGAAAGGCCGGCCAGGGTCTTCCCTCAGCCGGCCTCCGGTTCGTCCGGTCAGCCCGCCCAGTCAGTCTTTGGTCGCCGGTACCTCCTTGGCGAGGTCGAGCAGCCTCCGCAGTTCCTCCCGCGTCATGCCTTGAAGCCGCCTCACCCGGCGGGCAAACTCCTCAGCCGTCAGAGTCAGCGGCTGCTTTCCGGCGACCTTGAAGGTGATAGTGTAGCCTCCTTGCCGGTCCTCCTGCGCTTTACTTTCCCGTTTCACGTCGCCCGGCCTCCCTCCTGTCGAACCTCACCTTGCCGCGGACCTCCTCGGCGATGCCCCGGCTGACCACGTCGCGGCAGGCCAGGTCTTTCTCGTGCGGGGCGCAGACCTCCATGAAGCGGTCGTTATGGCAGTTGACCAGGTAGCCGCCCTCGCCGCGC